ATTGTGCGGAAGTTTAGTTCTGCTGATTTTTCCAGGTATTCATATATTTTCGGGTGTTTGGCTATGTCAATGCTTATCTGCTTCATGGTTTTATTTTTTCTGCTGGCCCCACAGTTCTTTGGCTCCTGATCCTGTATCTTGGTTTTGGGCTCGGACATATATTTACCATTGATTTTTGTGTAATCAGCCATTATACATCTCCTCCATATTGTTCTCGTCCATTATTCTATCCCGGTTCCACTCGGCCTATTAGGTGGCTTTTTCGTCAAATCATACCATGCACCCGCTTCATAGCGAATTGCCTCGCCTTGACTGTTATAAGCTGATACGCGAAAATCCACAGGGCCATCTTCTCTTATATTTTGATATATGTAAGTCGTCACATTACCTACATCAATGCCGGCGTCCCATGTCGCTCTCAGATCTTCCGATTTGTAAATCATATACCCGGTTGCACCGTCGGAGGGGTCCCATTGAAGGGTCACATCCGCTGCTTGTGCTATCCCAACACTGAAAATCGAAACAAACCCGACTAAAAACCAAAATAATTTTTTCATGATTTCATACTCCTTTATATTTTTTTGCCAGAAACAGAACGACCCTATAGAGTTTCTTCAGGCTCTGTCTCTGAGCTTCTGTTAATCCTGAAAATACATTATCGATATGTGTATCTATTTTCGCATATGTTAAATCTTCCACCATTGCCATCAGATCGTTTTTGAGGGCACACATATCTTCTGAAAAGGCGATCTCTTTACCTTCCTGAGTGTCTATTTCCTCGATAGTTTTGAGTCTGATCATGCCGTCATTGCTTGTTAGCCGTTTGCGGTCATTGTATGTCATTTCAATTTGTTGGCTTTCTTCAACTTCGACAGCATGCAAAATAAATATTCCACCCTGATTTTCTACCCACATTGAGGATAGGTCGGCCAGGTCTACTATTTTAGTTCCATCAAACCTTAATCGTTCAAGACCGACATCTTTAGGTAGAGCCCCGATCTCAGTTGCTCCCCGCTCAGTAATTCTGATGATAATGTCGTTTTGTAAAATAGCCTTCATTATTAAATACCAATTTGCTTGCGGTCAATTACGTCGCCTAATCGGGCAATCCTTTTAGCAGCTTTTTCCATGCCCATCAAAACACTGCCCACCGTCTGCAATTGTTCTCTTTGGGCATCGACTTTGTTTGCAGTTTTATCCACATCTTCCTGCATGCCGCGCAAAGCCGCTTCGATTCTGGGGGCATAAACCACAAACCAGTCGAGGACATTCCATTCTTCCTCCTTAACTACTTTTTCAGGATCGCCTTGTTTTCTGGCTCCCCGCTCCACCATGACTGTCCGAACGAGAGCATCTTTTAGCTCTTCCTGAATGATTTGCCTGATTTCCTCTCGATCTTTTTTTCTCATTATATATCCAGATATTGAAGAGTCCCGACCGATGCCGCCGGTCGCCATGTGCTGCCCGAAACACTTAACGATCCCGATGCCCCTGTAGCTCCTGATCCGGCATTCGATGTGTATGAATCACCAGGCGCGTAACCAGGCCAATTGGCATCACTTGACAGATATGCTGCCATTGCCGTCCATCCACTTGTATTTTTTCCATATTTGACAAAGTTTATTCCGACGCCAGAACTATTGTATGTCTGGTCATTACTATTTGGATCTGAACTGGAATTATACCAGTTATGATTATGTGACACCCCGGTATGCGTATGCGATTGCGCTGTCACACCCGAAAAAATCCATGAGCCCGCAACCGCCCCACCTGTTGTATATGTCGAACCCCCCTTAAACGCTAAAACTTTATCACTCGGAGTGGCATCGATAGCCCAGCCATCCATTGCAGCGTTTCGATATACCCATAATTTTTGGGAAGTATCCCCGTGCATGATACCAATCCAAGAGGAACCATTGTATATTTTGAGTAATTTTTTTGTGGTGTCTTTCCAGATCGTACCATCAACAGGGCTCGCCGGTGAAGTCGTGCCTGAAAATGCACTTTTCAAGCAGGCGAAATTATTCTCCATATTTTGCAAGTCAGTTTGCCCCACATGCCCGCTTGCATATACATCGTCTGTCCATGTCTGGCTCATGATTTCATACTCCTTACTGGCAAAATTTTAATGTGAAATGCTCTACAAGCAAATTCACCGCATCGGACGGGTCAGTGATTTTTATTCTTACCTGAAAATAACGGGCCGTCACTATTGCAGATAGAATCTCCAATTTTCTCATCAAAGTTGTCGGCGGAGTGGAATCACCATAATATATTGCTATTTTTACTTTTCCGGCTGCGCTTAATTCGAAGATTTGAGACCATGTATTTTCCGTGATATCAACAGACGCCCATGTTGCACTGCCCGGAATCACGTCTGCCCAAGTGGTTCCCGCTCCGGTCAAAACAATATCAGCCAGGACGTAAACCAGATATCTATCCGACGCCCCTAAATCATATATAGGGCTTTTGTATGTCCCAGAAAGATCACCGGCTGTGTGAGAACATTTCAGGTAATCCTCCGAGCTATAAGTCGTATGCTCAGTATTATCGTGAGTTCCACCAGTGTAGTCGTCTGTCTGAGTGTCTCCACCTTGCACTGTCCAGCCATCAGGCGGATCAATTAGGAGGGCGGAGGCCTGTTGAGGTGTATCACAATAGAGTCCGTTATTGCTCAGCACGTTGCAAAAAAAAGTAAAACTCCCCGGTTTGACACCGGCAAGACTTAGATTAGGCGCGGTCAAGGCCGCTAAAAATATACCGCCTGACCATGAGGCACCTAAACGAAACTCGTATAATTCTACATCAGGATCGCTAACCCGGCCGGCATACAGATTAATTGTGTTCTGGTTAACGATAGCATTTAGCGCGGTCAGGCATGTCGGTGTATCTGCTTTACCCTGCACTGTTTTACTGATCAAATAAGCATTCGCTAACTTTGATCTTGTTTTCCAGATACTTACAGTTCGCAATTTAATATAATATGTTTCGCCCTCTTCCACGTTATCAATATTGAAATCCGTATTTACATTATACTGGTATGTCCAATTAACATTATCATAACTCTGCCAAACTTCGACATGTCTAAACCAGGGATAATTAGAGGGCTCATCAAACGTGATTTTTAGCCTGGTAAATGTCCTTTTGCGATAATAATATGTTTCTTCACTAATCGCTACGTTTTGGACATTCGGAGGTTCGGCCCCCGGGTCTGGCAAGTCAGTATCATATGTTCCCTCTGTATCAAGATCGTAATCGTCGTTATACAGATCGTCGGACTCATATTGTAATGTGAGATCGATAAGACCGTCTGGTCTGATGCTGGTGGTAACAACTCTCATAAGTTGGTCGGATATAGCAAGCGCAGAAGTATTGAGTGTCACTAAATCCTGCTGTTCTAATTTCACGCATTGGTCACGCGCGGTCAGGCTAATGAGACGATCTAATTGCCATCTTTCGAGCCAATATGTAGCCAGGTTCGCCGCCATCTCCCGATCGGCACAGCCATCAAGATTGATATCTCGCAAAACTCCCGAATCATCGCCGATCATAAATGAATCATTTGAATAATCCTTTTCTGCATTGATATAATTTACGCGCACAATATCCGGCTTTTGCCAGCGGCCCGGTTGCTGAACGGTAATCAATGCTTTACCGGAGGGATCTTGTAAAATCATATTATCATTGACAGTCAATACGCTTGACTCGTAATTCGTATCGGCATAATGCAAATAGAATTTAGAATCGTACCATCTTAATGCTCCCCGGAAATGTTGGAGCATATCAATTATCCAGTCTATGCCGTTCTTGCTATCGTCGATTGCCATGTTGAGAGACCATCCTTTGGTATCGCAATAATTAGCAGCCGAGGCCCATGTCCCGGTTGCGCCTGCATCGAAATAATGGGAACTAAATCCAAGGCCATATCGGCTATTTATCATGTAATCATAGAGGCATAGAACCAGATTGTCAGACCACGCCGTCGAACTGTCTCTAAAATCGTAGAGCTTACGCCCTTTCAAAAGGAGGGTCCGCTCTAGAAGACCCTGGAATTTATTTGCGGCAAATATGAATTTCCATACGATATAAGTCGTATTTCTGTAATTATCTACCCAATTCGCATCGGCTGTGTGAAGGTTTGTATCATAGGTCTGAGAGGAAGAGCCCGCATGAAACCAGTATGAAACTTTATCGCCGTATTCAGTATAAAGTTTGTCGCCCAGCCAAACCTGATCGACACTATCTGCTTGTTCAATACCGTCGCATTCGCCCTCCGATAATGTCTGGACTACCCACAGCTCGTTATTGCTGGAGCCCTTGAGGTTGCGGTATACATCGTTCCCGCCTATTCTTAATTTTCCATAGACCACTTTCAAGGGGGTGTCGGTGGACATAGTGTTGAGTTTGATGCCCGGTCGACCTTGTTTGTCCATCCTGTCCGGTCGTTTTGGAGCCATCACAGCACTAATCACTTCATTGATTGCCATACTGATAGCACTGGTAGTTATAGCAATCGCTATGGGTACAGCCGCTACACCCATCTGTACGCCCTCTTAATTTTTAACTGATCCATTGTCACTAATTGCACACCCTCATCAATAAAGACTGTCAGGACTAAATTTTTACCGGCGTGCATACCAATAGACATCTCACCCGTTCCCTTGAATTTCAAAATCAGAAGATCGCCTGCAAAGCATTTCCCGACTGGTATTTCTTTGCCAAGATTTTGCACGAATCGAATCAATGTTTTTTTGGCCTTCAGCCTGTCGTTATTCCAAAGACTGACATAATTATCAACTGGGACCCCCTCAAAACTATCAGGTATTTCTATATGATTTTCTTTTGCTAAATATAGGAGTAAAGAAAAACAGTCGAGACCATCGTCCACAGATTTACCGCCTAAACAATAAGGCACCCCAACATATTTTTGTGTTATTTTCGCAAGGTTCATTTTTGCGTCCTACCCCACCAGAGTTCTTTGTCCATGATCGCCGGGAGCCAACGGTTGCCACCAAAGTTGGCTGTATTTCCCAAAGCGACACATCGTGTGTATGTCCTATCACACCAAGTAGCTGCGCCTGAATATCCGCACTCGTCGCCCTTGAATTTCTTCCACCGACAACTTGAAGGATGCCTCATGATAGTTTTCTGGCTCCACCGGGTTAGAATGGATGTTACTTCCATAGAGAGCCGTTGCTCGTCTAATTGCCAGGCGTCGATCTCACCCTGAAAAATAGTTATGGCCCCTGCGCTCATATCGTTTCCTGGATTATTGAAAAGATATGTTATTTCGGCCTGCGATAATGCCCGATTGTAAATACGGGCTTCGTCGACTTTTTTAGCAAATGCATCATCAGATATAATAACATCACCCGTCGAATCCAGAGTATATGAACCGACATTATTTGTATTTATTAATTCACCATCAATATATATTTTAAGGTCCGACTGATCATATGTGCCACAAAGAAAATACCAACTACCCGAAATATCTATAATAGCGCTCACTCCCTTAAGCCCATCTCCAGTCATTAAAGCAAAATATACACTCGTGGGAGTCGAATATAGCATCCATGCCCCTGGATTAGCCCACGTATGATGTATATAATTATGAAGACTTTCCATTGCACTGATATAAATCCAACAACATACCGTTATAGCCGATGTCGGCAAGGCTGAGAATGAAGAAATAGTTACTTTATCACTACTACTGGCAGTGAAATTCAATGCCTGCCCGCTTATTCCATCAACCCATGTGGTGCTGCCTCCTATAACCCCATTATTACCGTTTCCTGTCCTGTCGGTTAATATCCCCCCGCTGCCCTCATCAAAATCATAGGCCGCCACCAATCCCCACGGTTGGCCGATAATATGCCAGTCGTTATCTAATACCACAGCCTTCAATGTTACGGCTGATCCCTGAACAGTATTCCCAACAAAAAGGGCCGTCATTATCTCGTCAAGATTATCTATTTCAATCGATGCCCGCGCGACGATAGTTCCGGCAGAATAAGAGATCGTATTAAAATCAAAACCCCTCGGACTGTAAATATTACCGTCATAAACAATCGGGACATCGCAATTCGTATAACGGTAATGTGTTGAATCGATCACTATATCCAGAATATAGAACGGCCTAAGCTGAGTTTTCGCTAATTCTGCCAATACTGTGGAATTGATATCACGCATCGTTTAACAACCCCTGGAGTTTTATACCGACGCTGCCTAAAGCTGCCACAAAAACATTGAAGCTCGCGATATCCTCAACGAATCTGCATCTAACCCGCAGAAAGCCGGTGAAGTCGTATGTGATCCTTTGATCCGCAGGAGGCGCCGTTGCAAAGGAAATCTTATCAACGCCGTCGGCCCCGCCCGCCGCCGTGTATGTATAATTGGTGCCTTCGGTCTGCGATGCCCCGTTCAGGTAAATTGTACGTGAAGAGCTTGTCTTTGATGGGATATCCCAGTCTGTAGTCGATCCGTCTCCTGTGCCTACATATTCCCCGGAATAACTGTCACTTACCGGGTGTGTCCACGAAAAAACTTCATGAGGGCCATTTCTGGCCTGATAGAACTGCCAAATGCTTCGCGCGTCCGATTTGCTCAGGATACTATGTTTTAAGGTGATCGGCCTTTTAGGATAAAGCCATTTCCTTTTTCGGGTTTCTACACCCAGATCGTCAAAATTTGTGATCAGGGTTTTGTTTTGCAAACCGATTACGACAGGAGCGTCAAAAGTAGTCACTGGATAATTAGCCATTAGATTGCCTCCCTGATCGTATTTCTCAATGGGCCACCATCTGCCAAGTGCTGATTGACCGTCGTAATAATAGCGCCGGGGTTGCGTTTCACCATATCCATAAAACTCTTTGAATCCACGGCATTGATATTGATATTGGTAATAGAAGCCTCCGCCTGGTTTCGTGGGATTACAGTTTCCCCTTTTTGAAGGATCGCGGGAAACTCATCTCTCGCAAGTCCTGAATGAAGGCGCGGGGCATTGGCGAAAAGAGAACTGGGCGCAAGAATAGTTGGCATTGATGTTTGGCCTACAATCCCGCCCTGATGAGCCAGGGAAGCCGCTGAAGCAAAACCTCCGCCTCCAAAGCCCCCCGCGAAACCCGAGGTAAACAGGTTCGCGATGCCTTTTACGATAAGTTCTTTCGCTATTTGTCCTAACACATCCGCCGCCGCCCGTTGGATAGACCGAAGAGCAGCCCTGGCATAATCTCCGAGGCTTTTAAATTCACCGGTCATAACATCGAAAAAGAGATCGCTAAAATTCTGCTCCATTGCATCAGCCGTACGCTGGCTTAATTCCATCATTTGTTTTGACGCGTCGCTTTGCGCTTTTATTATTGGCCCGAAATAAGCGTCCGGATCGCCGAGGGCCTGCTCTAATTCCTCGGCCATATTGGGATATGCGCCCGCAATAGAAGCCGTGGCCTCGGCCTGTAGGCGAGCTACCTTCTCATTGAAATTCCTTTCGTCGGCCAGGGCCTTTTTACGTAATTTTTCCTGTTCATTAAGATCATACGCCAAAATTTTTACTTTTTCTCTCGTGGCTTCATCGGCCTGTTTGATTGCTTCATCATTTATTTGGGCTTGCACGTTAAGAGTTTTTTTGCCTAAATCGGCTACTTCTTTTTTATGTTCCGCAATCGCGTTATTCAAATTATCCAATTGGATTTTATAACGATCAATATGCGCCTGTAGCTCTTCCGGCGTTTCGCTTATGCCGCCAAAGAAACGTATGACCTTGCCTTTTACTCCAGCGCCGCCTCTTTGAATTTCCAGTAATTTTTGATAATGCTTAATTAAATCTTCAATATGCGCGGCCTGAAATCTCAGGTCTTTTGTATACTGGTCGTCGCCCTTTTTTCGTTCTTTCATAAAACTATCAACGGCTTTATTCAGGCTTTTTAATGTTGGTAAAAACGATAATTTGATTGTATTTACAAGTTTTCCGAACTCTTCTCCCGTATCGCCGACCTCATTTTTGAATTGTATTAACTGTCCATAATCCGTTTCAGCCAATACCCTTGCCTGTCCCCGGACCTGGTTTTCAATTTCTTTTAGTACCCCTAAAAATCCCTGTGATTTAAAGGTCGTTCCGTCAACTGTAATACCTGCCCGGCGTAATTCACCTGTCAGGCCCATCGCGGCCTTCCCCATCATGTTAGCGGCCCCTCTCATGTCTCCTTTCATAAGAGCGGCCAAGTCGACCATCGCCTGCATAGTGCGGGGCAAAAGTGTATCGGGTATCTGTTTGTATGTAAGCAGAAATTTTGTTCCTTGAAGAATAGCTTCATCGCCGAAAGTCGAAGCGGCCTGTAGAGCCTGAGAATAATTTTTGATACCGATAAACGCTTGCTCTGAATATCGGCCCATTGAGATCATAGCCTGCCTGACAGCGGCCTCCGCCTGCTCCTGGACACCGGCTAACCGCCCCCACTCGTTGGTCATGCTCTTGATTTTATATAGGGCGGCGGCTGTGAATATACCCGCAATAGCCCCTTTAAGGCCAATCGCACTTTTCTTAATCTTACCAAAATCACCTGTCGCTTTCCGGGCGAACTTATCCACATCTTTTGTCGCGGCCTTGAAAGCGGCATCAGCTTCGTTTCTGGCCTGGATAATTATTTCTGTTTTATTTTTCGGCATCTTCTTTCACAACACCATCGATAATGAGCATTTGCTCCATAACCTTGTTCGGTTGATCAAGCCAGCCACCGGCCTCCGGTAAATGACCATCCCTATAAAACCGATATTCTGAAATAGCATTGAAACTATCGTCGGTTATATATTGCACTGGGCAGCGCATAAATTCATGCCCATCAATTTCTACTTGAGGAAAGGGCGCGTCCCGCTTGCAATATCGGCCCTCGTCTAACTTTCCTTGCCTGCATTTTCGGCAACTGTGGAGCTCTCCGTGGGCAGCGAGGTTGGCTGCCCATCTAAGTTTTTTGCTTCATCAGGCCCCATATAACTCAACTGGCTAATCTCACGATAGAGCTTGTAAATAACCCATGTGTCGATTTCATCTAATTTGATGTTATCGCAGACACATAGTTTCACTATTTTCTCCACATGGTCATCTGTGCTTTCGTCTTGTTTTTCTTGCGCAAGATGTCTTTCTCCCCAGCGCACAGACCGGATCGTGTAATCCTTCCCGTCGATCTCAATCGTTTTTCGCATACCGATCTCCTATGTAATTGCTATCTGCCATTCATCGTCGCCCGAATTAACACAGCATAGGGCGGTCGCCTCAAGGGTTGCGATCCCTTCCCTATCGGCCATCGTGATCCCTTGGTATTGGAGTTTTGGGGCCGTAATTGTAAAAATATTCCCCGCAGTCGCGCCGTGTGCGGAGGACAGAGCAATTTCAGTCCCTAATCTCCATGTCCCTAAATAATCCTTTGTCGCGACCAGGACATTTTCAGGATCAATTGTAATTACAGGCTCCCTGTTTGTAATCATGGCGGAAACAAAACCGGATGAAGCCGCTATTGAAGGCCGTAATGCAACCGTATTGCCGAGATCAAGCGACAGGTTATTGAGCACAGCGGCATAGGTGTCCACCGTGAAAGTCGCGCCCATAAAAACCGGTGGCTTTGTGGCCCCGTAAGTAACACCTGAAAGAAGGGCCGTATCGGTTTCAGAGAAATCGGCGCCCGTGAATTCAAAATGAATGATCCCCGGTTTACCGGCAACAAGCTCAATTCTTGCATTTCCCCGGCATCCCCACATCAAGTGACGTTTCCCGTCTAAATACCAGCCCAATGTCACAGATGGCACGCTGGATGAAGCAGGTGTATAGGTCGCGGAAGTGCTGCCGACAAGAGCTTCTCCCACCCCGCAGGCTTTAAGCGCGTCGGCATATTCCACAGTTAGGCCAGCGGTTGCAGTTCCGACCAATTCCACGTCAAAAGACAGCGATGCTTGCCGGGCTCCCATAATAGATGCCCTCGGCGACATATTCGCGCTAACAGGTTCCCGCTTGTTTGGTTCGATCCCTGGGGTGAATACCGGATTGAACGCGAAAAAAGCGTCAGCGGCTACAAGTGTCTCCGCCGTCCCTTCCTCCGCCTCAATTTCAGCGGCGATTTGAAATTTTCTGATTAACATGATTTATTTCTCCTTCCCTTTTTTAGATTTAACCGGCATGCCGTCTACAAGTTTTTGGTACTCTTCTCTTGTGACCTCTTTGCCATCTTTCGTGAAATATCTTGTAATGGCTTTCCTCACATTATCCATTTGCTTCTCCTTCCCTTACGGTGAACCATAAGTATAACGATATATAATAGTTACAGTAAATTGAAATATCCCGTATGGCAAAAGCCAACCCTCGTCGGTGCTGACCGTCCCCGGGATTGTATCGATGGCAAGGGCATCGAGCGTGGGATTAGCGCATAATGCTTTTTCTACATCCTGAAGAAGCGCGTTCATTTGCGTGTACGGTGCCTGTGAATGTTTTTCATAACCCCAAATAATGGTATCCAATTCACACGATACCAGATTGTTCGGCCCTATGGTTTTTCGCTCTTCCGCATCGATTATAAAAACCTGAGGAAATGAATTACATTCGCCCCAATGCTTGAATAGTCTCGACACGCGTCCCGTTAAATTATTGTTGTAGCCGTTACCAATAGCCACCGCTTCGAGGACTGTCTCGACTTTTGCCATTATTTGCTCACGATTAGAACTCATTTCAAGGCAACCTCAATTTTCTTGCCAATAAGTTTTGTAACCTGATCTATTTTATCGATAATAGCAGGTTTTAAAAATGGTCTGGGCTTTACTCGACCAAACGGACCCATAAAAAAACCCTCTTCCCATTTTTTTCCATAATTAACATGTGTCCCTATGCTACCCATTACTTTATTTCCTCTGGTCACGACTTTAGTGTATATCGATCTTCTCAAATGCCCGGTTACGACATTTAGAGCCCCGCCGCTCAAATAATAACCTTTCGTTCTACTTTCGACCAAATGCATACCCTTGATCATACCACGATAGATGGCAGGCAAGACTTTTTCGCCCATCTTTTCAGGTTCTGCTTTATCTATTTTCAGGTTAAGAGCTATCACGCCAGATTTTTCCTCTGATATCGGTTTAAGACTTCCACAGCACCTGGTAAGATAGCCAGACCGTAATACGTTATCGACCCATCACCTAAAGATTTGCTTGTCACGCCTTCAAGTTGACCTTGATTCTTTCGAAAAAGCCAGGCCACCTGTTCGATTGCCGCTTGTTCCAAGTCTTCCGGAATTGTAGTGTATCCTGCGTTATATGTGATTTTTATGTTCTGAATATATTTTGTGAATACGCTGCTTTTCAGTTGCACATAAATATCATCAACAATTCGATAATCGTCAGAATCAATTACGGTAGTCTCGCCCCATGCCCAGTCGCTGTCGTCATAGATAGACGCAACCGAATTGATCGGCCATTGTTTGGGGAATAGGATGTTAAGACCTTTTCCGTCCAGGTATTCAGTGTAATCGGCGGCCTTGAAATATCTACTACAATATGTTTCAAACTGATCCGTTACCCGGTCAATAAAATCTTCAAGCATAGTGTCGTAAGTCGAGACACCGAGGTCTAAATATGCTCTTACATTTGCTAAACTTGTTAGTGCGTCCGCATCAACGGCCATGTCCATTCTCCTTTAGGATAGTTACGAGTCTCCGCGCGGCCATATCCCATGTAAAGCTTTCTCTGATCTTCCGGGCCGCCGCCTTTCCTTTCCTGAGCGCTTTTTGATAATTGCCTTTTACTTCTTCCATTAAATTGGCAAGATCCAACGTGTCGGGGATAGCAACTTCAGTGGCGAGCTTGTAAGGTGTCACGTAATAGGGTTTCATGTCATGCTTTATCGGATACCCGACTTTTCTATCAAAAAACATTTTTGTCCCGGCATATCGCGTCGCGATGCACGGCAATCCAGTTGACATGGCCTCCGTGAGCGTCAGGCCCCAGCCCTCACCTGTCGAGGGCATAACAAATACATGCGCTTGATGATATAGGTCGACCAATTCTTTTGTTGAAACCTTTCTCGCATCAAAAATGATATTTGATACTTTCACCGGCTTTTCTCTCGCCTGTCGTAATATTTCGCCCGCAACCACATTTTTATCCAGCCCTTTTGGCGATGTCGTTTTCATGTAAAGCTCCACCTCAGGGTATCCCATGAATATCTTCCACGCTTCTAACAACGAAATATATCCTTTGCGCGGATTTGGGGCCCCCAGCCAAAGAAATCTGAATGGCCTGCTGAGCCTCGGATCAAAGCGTTTTTTGTATGTAAATAATTCAGTATCGCAACCCTCCTGGCATACAGAAATAGGTCTGTCAGTGTATTTCCTGAAAACCGTTACAAGTCGATCATTCGGCACAATGATATGATCTGCCAAGTGTAAATTTTGCACGTACGATGCCGGTATATGCTCCGTTTCAAACATAGTGAAAAGATAATTGTATTTGTCCTCTATCGGTTCAAATTTATCGGCACTTGCTATCGTCAAAGCTATTGGAGCGTCTCCCGTTAAATGGACATATTTGGCCGTATGCTCTCGCATCATTCTGTTATGGATAGAATAACCGAAGGCGTTGCCTACCTGCCAAAAATCCGATGCCCAACATAATTCCATTTTATTTCGTCACAATTTGAGGGGCACTTGCAAATGTATCCGTGCGTCCACACGCGGGACAGATAGTCGGCATTTTTTTTGCCACCACTTTACGACCGCAATCACAGACCCATACTTTTTTCGATTTGTTTTTTATCATAGTTTATTACCTCTCCATGTATCCCAAATATATTTTTTATCATCGGCTGTTATATCGAAAGGCGGGACCTGATCCGGATCATGTCCTACCTTGTGATCGACTTTTTCATATTTACATATTTCTTTCTTCACAAGACTTGCCGATTTCCCAATTTTAATTAATGTTGAAAACGGATCGATTCTTAAATTCTCATAATAGACAACCGATAAATTAGATGCATTAAAACTTTCAAGATACTTTTTTAAGCATAAAACAGGGTCCTTGAAATGACTGCCCATCCATTGTTGAGTCTTTGGTATTCCGCTCCCACCATATCGGATATTTTCAATTGGTATTTGCCCACGGATATATTCCTGAAAACTATGCGACTGCATCTGACCACGAATATTGGCTTTTCCGCTTTCGCCGGACGCATACCACCAACGGTAATTGCTTGCCAGGGTATCGATCGGGTCTCTGATAATGTGGATGAGCTTTCCGTTAATATCATCGAATCTGTCATGAATTTTTAAAAATTCGCCCTCAAAGTTTTTCTTAAGCGATTCGATTAAAAAATGGTTCCCTGCCCGCCTATATCCCGCAATGTAAATCATTTTTTATTTGCCCTCTCATCGCAAGGAAATCTACAGGGTTTATTGCATGGTCGCATTTGTGAATTTGGTTCAAAATCGCTGATATGGCCCATCACACCATGCCAGAGAATCGCGCTGTAACATCTAAGGACAGTACCATCCGGCATAACTGAAAAATATTTACCCCCTGCATCGCATTTTTCATAATAATCCCCGTCCCATTGTTTAGGTATAGCGTCGATAAAATTGACCCATACCCCATCGTGTAAGGCTCTCATCTCAGTTATTAATTCGGGGTATTTATCCCATGAAAAACCGGGTTTCAAAACAGGGTGAACATTGACCTGGACATCCGCTTTTCGGAAATCATGAATCACAGACATCATATGGTCATGGTTTTCAGGCGTCATAACTAAAGTACATCGCAAAGGAAAGCCTCGTTGTTTTAACCATTGAATGTTATCCAGAAATTTTCCCCGGTCGTGATAATGATAGCTGGCAGTCCACGAAATGCAATTTTTTGGCTCAAATAACCTGACATTATTGAGAGTGTTTGACGTTATCGCCCATGTTGAATCGCATGGTATGTGAGCTAATAAATCCTCTAAATGTGGGTATATGGTCGGTTCGCCGCCCGTTAATTCCAAATGATAAGGGCGAAAACGATTCAGATATACCAGCCAGCCAGGCCATGATATTTCTGGCCCAAAATGCCAGGTTTCGCTAAACGCCTTCAGTTCATATCCTGTATCTATTTTTTTGGTTCGGTAATCGCAATATGAACAGCGAAGGTTGCACATCCAGGTCGGCACAAAAATTATTGTTGTTTTATCTAATGGCATAATGATCTTATAAAGGGCGGGTTTCCCCGCCCCTCGGTTAAAGTTTAAAATCTACGATGCCGCTGTAACAACCCTACAAAAGCCACCTGAAAGGCCGATTGACATACCCCAGCGGTTTACGATCCTGAATCGGGTCTGATAATTGGTAAACAGACCGTACGGATCGACATCGAGGGTCATGCTCTGCAGCCTCCGCCCTATAGCGAAATAACGCATATTACCAAACGAAATAAATGCCGTGTCCGCCTGCGTAGCATCGCTTGTGGTCGGCCCTTTCTCCGTCAGGGTATAGGGATATTCCCAAATGGTTGCGGGCACCCCATTACCCGGTTGCGCAAAAATATACGCCCCGGCAGTAGTTTGAAGTGTCCTGATCGGATGTAAAACCGTCCGGTGCATGTAGAATCTTGCACCCGCAAGCCTATTGATCGGCAGGCTCGCTATAGCATTACTCAGGTCATCAGCGTCAACACTGGAGAAACTAACCTGCGGGGAAGCCAATACAACGCTATTCCCAGCCGCTGCGGTCAAAACCCCTGAGCATGGATCGCCGGTACCGTTAAGCACTTGATTGTCAAGCTCCTGACCAATTGCCTCTGCGAATAATCCGGTCAACCAGCTCACAATATCAACATTCGCGTCCATAAGCAGCTCGTTAGACGCTTTTGAATACGCGTCTAATCGTTTGGCGGTCAGCGTTACTTCAGCTAATGTGGGTTCACTTTCTGTGGCTGTGTTTTCCTCAGCCGTCCAGGCTACCGATACAGCACCATCTTCAGCTGGGATCGTTCTCACATCTGAGCCCATCGGCCACACCCGGCAATCCCTCAAAGTAAAACTCTGAAGTCGCGCAAATGCCAAAATCTCATTCGTGAACTCATCGGGCACAACATATCCGCCCTCCGAATCCGTCCCTTCCTGCAAGGCCGCTTTAGCTACAGGATCGCCGCCCCCTGCTCTAATCAGGCCGATCATGAACTTAGCGTATCGTTCCTTGGCCTCAGGGTCGGCAATTTCTACCTTTCTGCCATAGATATCTTCAAAGTCTACATCATGGCCTTGCCGTTTCAACTCAGTTAGCAACTGTCTTGCCTGCTGGGTCAACTGAGCGCCCTGGACTCCAAGGTCGTAACCACGATAGAGGACATCTTTTGTCACGCCCGGTGCCCCTGGTACTGCAATTTTAGCAGGCTCGGCGGGCAGTTTTTCAAGTGCCTCTATTTTAGCCTTTTGCTCCGTGTTTAAATCTTCAAGGGCTTTGATTCGGGCTTCAGAAGCCTCAGCATTTTTATCAATAGCTTTCTGAATTTCATCGCCCATGACCTCGTTAAGCAAGCCCTTGAGTTCGTCTTGTTTTTCTTTATCCATTATTTTTCTCCTTCATAGTTTTAAGCGTCTCTATCAATTCATCCGCCATAAGATTCCCTTGATGCCTTTCAGCTCTGAGATCTTGAAGGAGTGTGTCAAGATAGCTCTTTTTGGTATTTTCTGGTTCTACATCTTTAGAATCCGGCGCCTCCGATTTCTCGCTTTCAGGCGCAAGAGGATCTTTTTTGTAAGGGATCGCGCTTTTATCCTCAATTTTAGGTATTTTACTGAGCGCTTCTTTCATGTCGTCAATATCGCCTTCTGCTATTTGGCCGTCCTGGAATGCTTTCTTTATTCCTTGCGATTTCATTAAAGCATCAGGGTTAATTGGCACAGGAACAAGAGATAATTCTACGAGTTCGGTTTTTGTATACACTCTTATGGAATTATTACCTTTCTCTTCCCATTCCCATTCATCGGGCATAAAACCGACGCTTACACCTCTCATATAGCGGCCTTTGTATAGCCGGTATAATGTATCGGCGAACGGATAATCCTCACGAGTCGGAAAAGCGATCTTAAAATTAAGTTTCCCCTTTTCGACTCTCACATCGACCGCCTTTGCCACTGCTGGCTCGCCGTATCTGTGAGCGAAAAGGACTACAGGATTCTTTCGGTAATTGTCTAATCCCCACCCCTCAGATTTTATTATTTCACCGTCACGGTCTAATAGCTCTGTCGAGCCGACAAAATCCAATATCCTTTCCTCTGGATTATCTTCTTTGACCTCAACTGCCATCCCCGCTAATATTTTATTTTCCATTTTAAATCTCCTTTATAATCGGTTCCAGAGTGCATCGGCAATTGATGACTTCCTCCGGACCGCCGTTTGGGTCTCCTGGATATTGGAGACCATTTGAGAAAGTATCGGCTATTTTTATGCGACCCTGCTCGCCTGCGGCCATATGACTTTCTCTGACATTTTCATCATGAGCGACTAACCAGCGTTTTTGTTTGACACCATGTAATTTATATTGATCGTACCCGGCTTCGTTCATTGCGCCTGCTGTCTCTGTCCTTGCAATGGTTTTTGACCGATTAGAAGCCATATTGTAGACGCGCCGTATTCGATCACTGACCTGGTCAAGACTTTCCCCTTCGGTCATACCACCATGAATTTCTGAGCGTATGGCCTCCCACATCGTATCGTTAATCTTTGATAGGCGATTGATCCGGGCTTCAAGGTTCGTCAAGGATTCAGGATTGATCAAGTCGAAATCGATTCCTAAATCCATTGTGTCAAGCGCGATCTGGGCTCCTGTTGTAATCGCCTCTTCATAGAGCGGCTTTGAGACTAATTTCAGCTTATCATCTTCATTTTTCCAATCGGCCCCGATTCTGGCGATAAACTCCTGCTCGTCGGTCAGTGCGCCTTTTATAGACTTATTCATCAAACTGAGGACCCGGCCCCGCTGTTCAAAAAAGAATCGTTTTATTTTGGAATAGAAGAGATTTTCTACAGATCGTTGCGCGGCAAGAAATTGATTCCTGAAAACATCACCTCTCGATGGCGCTTTCAGTTGAGGGGTTTCGACCGACAATGCTTTTGGCTGCGGTCCGGCATCTTGAACAGGCAATAAATTAATAGGCGCCCACCAGGTATCTCTCCAAGGTTGTTCTTCAAATCCGAGGTCTAACCGCTGATTGATTTCGTTACCCGTAAAACCCAACTTCCATAGTTTTTCAGCGACTTCAGTTTTGGTTTTGAGATCGTCTCTTAATTCCTCAATCCCGTCGGTATCAAATATGCCTGTTAAGCCGGGCGCGAATCGGCTAAAAAATTCCGACTGCAACTTTTCGGTGATCAATTTCATTTGCGGTAATAACGTATCAATCCAAAAAGCTTTACGCTGCACCATAGCAGTCGCATATCTTAGGTCTTGCGTCAGGGCTATGGATTTTGGGACACCATACACACCAAGGATTTCCTCAAGGGAAAATTTTCGTTGCTCAAGAAATTCCATGTCACGCTGACTGACACCAATCTTTTGATATTCCAGACCCCCTTCTAAAAGTGCGACCTTATGTGCCCTGCCCTGGCCCTTATGGCGTCCTTCCCACATAGCGAGCAGTCGCTTAAATTGGTCATCTGTTACTGAGTTTTCAGTTCTTAAAATGCCGGAAGGTTCAGCGGAGTTTTTAAAAAAATTGCGATTGTAAAGAAGAGCGTCATAATCGGTTTCCATAGTAATCCGTGCGGACTCTAATGGCGCAAGGCCCCTGATATCATCATACGGATTGAAAAATTTAAAATGAATAACCTCTTCTAATTTTAACGGAATTTTCCCCTTATAAACCCAGCCGATAATATTCCCGTCGTTATTCACAGCGGGCCGGAACCTATCAGGATGAAACACCCAAATCATAGCAGGCATGGTAGTCGTACCTGCGGCCTGTCCCCTACTTTTGCCTAAAAACCAAAACGCTTCGCCTTTTAGATTCAGGAAAACGGCTGTCGCCTCCCATAACTGAAATCGGCTAAGCTGGGGGTTAGGTTGGCTCAATAGATCAAGGATTGGATGGTTCTCTATCTGTTTTTCCCCCTGATAAATAACAAAAGGGACCCGAGCAATATTCGTCGCAATTTTTGAGATAGCAAGATAAACTGCCCAGTGCTGAGAGTATGGCTTTGTAATATTATTTCCTAACAGACTCGATTCATTTGCCTTTAACCATACTTTGCTCCACGTGCTTGATTTTTTTATTGCTTCTTTTGGGATATATCCGAAACGCATTGCTATTTTCGTAAATAGGTTCATGCCGCTTTCTCCAAGTATCGTATTCTGGGGCCCGCCTGCTGATCCTGCTCCAGGGCATAACGACAGGCATCTATGGCATGATTGTTTTTATTCACAGGCTCATCCATGCTTTCGCCCCACCTATCTTTTTTCCAATGATATTCCGCAAATTCATTGACGCTATTCTGACATTGTTGATTGATAATTATTTCATGCTGTTGTAGCCATTGAATGCCAAACCGGATAGAATCTTTTCCTTTTTTCGCAGGCTGTGCACTTATACCTTCGTGTCTGAGTTCCTCGATTGATTTAGGCTCGGCGTTATCACAAACCACAAGCTCATTGCCTATTATCGGTTTTATTTTGTCTGCAAGCTGCGGGTTTGTAAGGCCGGTCTCGTACAGTTCGTTAAATATATAGATTTTCTTCCTGGCTCGGTCGTAATGTATTCTTACGAAAGCCGCCGGGTCTTTAGAAAATCCGAAATCCAGGCCGTTACGAATAATATTGAATTGTTTTTTCTGTTTCGTTAAATCTTCGATGTGCCAATTCCTGAAAATGACGCCACCCAAAATACCCCAATTACCTAATGTGTAGACCTGGTACCAGTATTCGTCGGTCTCGTTTTCCAGCTCTTCGATCTCGTCTGATTCAAGGAATTTATTGTCCTGGTAAGTTGTTTTGAGGATTAGGATTTTATCGGTTTGATAAATTCCGTTATCTTGCAATTGTTGGTCTATGATAGGATTGAACCATTTCGCGTATATCCAATGGCTCCTTAATATCGGATTGAATGTCAACGTTATCCGTTTTTTCTTTTTTGATCTCCCCCTGAGACGTCTAATGATCTGCTTGTAATCGTCTTTTTTTATTTCCGTTGCTTCCTCAATCCAGATATCGGTGAGTGGCCCTTTTTTCGGTGTTATGGATTTAATTTTTTCAACATCGTCTAATCCCTGCAGGATCGCCTGAAAACCGTTAACACAGGTGAAAGACATTTCGGATTTATTGATAGTAAAAAGGTGATCCAAATTATAACGTGAAATAACTTTTTGGAGTTCGTTGAATACTGTAACGCGCAATGTGCGGGCGATATTCCGGAGGATTAGATAATTTCGCTCCCCGGATAGAAGATCATAAATACAACGCTGAGCCGTAAAACGCGATTTTCCCGAACTGCTACCACCAAATAATATTTGCACACGTATATCGTTATTAATTAACGGATAGAAAATATTATTAAAGACTTCCTTTTTAATTTTTATTTCCGTCTTTCTCATTTCTCCAGCTTCACCACTATTTCAAGCGGCTCCCCATTATCGCCCGTAACACCTACCGTACTGCCATAACCCCGGTGTTTGCCTTTACGATCCAGGTAATAGGTAATCGCCTTTAAGTCTTTATTTTTGATAGCCAACTTCAATTGCGTTTCGCAAAAATCCAGGTCCTGCTCAATAATTTCCGCCATAACTTTTTGTAGATATTGTGAGTTTTTTATTCTTTTTTGGAGGGATTGGTATGAAATAGGAAGTTGTTTGGCCGCGTGCGTGACGAATCCACCGGCATTACGTAGGGCTTTCTCACATTGTTTGATGCTTATTTTCGAATGTACTCCTACCATTTTTCTTACCTTTATACACATTTGACATACATTGTAAGTAAAGGTAAGTAATCGTAATTCTTTTAATTACGAAATGTCAAGGAAAAAATATAGGTATGTTAAAGTTAAAGTAAATTATTAAGAAAAGGCGGGTTTTTTGATTGTAGTGCCGATTAGGGGTATTTAAAGGGTGTAAACTTTTTTTACACCTTGATTTTATTAGCTCACAGCATTTTTACCTGTCTTTTAATAGCATAAGACCTTTTTCTGTATAAAATCCATCAGGCTCTTGATTTGGTGGGTAGGATTTGATCTGACGTTCATATATTCGAACTATTTTTCCTTAAATAACGGCATCAGCTTCACCTTAATATCTAAATTCTCCACAACCTTATCCACCGACTGGACACACATACAGATTCCTTTCGCTTTCTGGACATGCCAAGCGAAGCGTTCCTGCCATACGCTATACTCCGCTTTCTTTAGATTAGGGCTTTTAACCTCGATGCTCACAAAATTGCCATGGAAACAACAGATTATATCGTGGACACCTCTCAGACCCATCGGCCCGCCCCAATGCTTATAGGCGTAAACATCAGGTAAATAATTCAGCATATCCAATATTTGCTTTGTGATATCGGTCTCTTTGAGTTTCATTTACATTTCCCCTGGATCGTTAGCTTATCAACTGATTGTCTTAAATGAAAAATAAATGTGAATAGCCCTGTTTTTTCGTTGTAACCTAAATAATTAATATCAAAAGCAAAAGGAAAATCCTCAAATAGCTCACCTTCCGATTCGTATTCCGCTTCATATTCTTTTATTTCATACATAATCAAAATCCCCTTTCCTTAACGACTTCATCAATTGATTTTAATCGTGGTGCGGCCTCCGCTTGTGGCTTATTCCCGTTATCTTTTGGAGCATAGATGCCCGACCAGCCTTTTTCGATCACGTTATTTATTATCTTTTCTTGCGAAAAACCATCCTTTGTTAATTTTAACAATTTATTAATTGCCAACTTTTCGGCGTATTTTGTCATTGGAGACCGTTTTTTGATTCGATGTTTTTTGTATTCAGCCCATAATTTTTGATTTAGCCACGAAGGGTAAGAAAAAACCGTTGTTGTTTTCTTTCTTTCATTATTATCATTCTTGTTTATAGTGTCGTCCGTGTTTCGACCGGCTGTCGACTGAGCTGTCGACCGGCTGTCGACTCGATACATATTTAAATCTTGATATTTATTGTAATTTAATATAGTTACGACCATTCCCCGTGTCGTCTTACGTGTCGTCAGCATGTCGACTCTCTTGGCCCACCTAATGAGCTTATCGACCTGGTGTTTTGACGCATTACAGGCGGTTATTATATGTTTATAAGGGATTAGCGCCGATCCGCGAGTATATCGTCCACTTTTTCTATGATTTACTGCCGAAATCAAGTAAAACCAAATTTTGAACCATTTATCAGGTTTTCCTAAAAAGATTTCACTCTCTATTGTTTGCCTTGCCCAAAGTGTGCAACCACCCTTTATTTCCATTATTTACCCTTATATTCATTTTGAGGGTGGCATTATTATTTCTTTTTAAATCTCGTCGCTTCCGGGCACGTCGCCCAGTGTGTTGTATAAACATCGATCACTGCCCCTATCCCTTCCTTGACCTGAATCATCTTGACCGGTTTTGCGTCCAGAGGCATCCTTGCACCGGTGGCCATCATTACCCATTTTATTTCTTGGCCGCAGCCTTTACATTTCGGCATTTTCCCCTCCAAATAATTCTTGCTGATCCTCATTCACTTTATTGGTGATCTGATCCTTAACTTTTTCTTTCACGAATGAAAATTTTGTTGTTATTTCCACACCCCCACCGTTATCGGCTTCCAATTTAACACCAATGGAAATATTTAGCGCCTCATCCCCGCATACCTGCCAAGCCTCATTTAGCTGTTTTTGATATTCACATACCAGGTAAACCACCGAATCATTGATCGTTTTAATTGTTTTGTTTCCTATTTTCATAATTTTCTCCTTTAAGGGGCCCCGTAATTTGCTAAAGCGGGCGACGGGGCGACGCGCTCAATCTCAAAAGGAGGTGCCCGGTATTTAGTTACGCGCCCCGGAGCCGGGTGCAATGTGGTCTATCTTTAAAAAATTAAATAAATATTCCGATTCTTTATTTTTTATTATACTTATTTCAGTTAATATTTCTTCAACAGATAAATCACGAAATTCATTACAACAATCGGCCTTACTGACGCTTTCGGTTGTGCGCTCAGTCGTTAGGCACTGGCGATGGGGCAGACGGATTTTGATTATTCTACTTTCCATATTTTTTCGTCATTGTGCGTGGGAACAGTTTCCACGCTGTTTCGGTATTTATAAAAAAACACTCGAGTGCTCTGAATTTTGCCATTCTATAATTTTGGAGGATCCGACGTGGTGTCCTCTTATAGAGCGGTATTCCGAACAATGAGTCAAATTGGCACCACCATTCATTGTTGACACCGAATCTATATGTTCCCAAAAGCAGATGGATTACCTGTTTCCAATTTTCTCTGAGATATTTAAACATGATGTCCAATCCCTGGGCCAGAAAATGTTCACTT